ACCCAATTCACGACCCAAGACCTGGCCCTTTCGCTTGATATGTTCAGCGACCGTGTGCTCAAGCCCGCCATTGCTGCCATCGCCAACAAGATCGACTTCGACGGTCTGACCATGGCGAAGAACGCAACCGCCAACATCGTTGGCACGGCTGGCACGCCCCCGACTGGCCTGATTACGTACCTGACCGCCCAGGCTTACCTGGACAGCGAAGGTGCGCCCCGCGACGGTCGCCGTTCGTGCATCATCGAGCCGTTCACCAGCGCCACCATCGTTGACAGCCTGAAAGGCCTGTTCAACCCCCAGAGCCAAGTGAGCCAGCAGTACCAAAAAGGTCTGATGGGTCGCGATTCTGGCGGCATGAACTGGAAGATGGATCAGAACGTTGTGAACCAAACTTTTGGTTCCTACTCTGACACCCTGTCCACTAACACCGCAACCTTCACTGGTTCGCTGACCACTGGTTGGGCTTCCACTTCCACGATCACCCTGGTGTCGTCTGCCGGTACTGCCGCCCTGAAACAAGGCGACGTTATCCAGATCGCTGGCGTGTTCGCTGTCAACCCGCAGAACCGCGCCGCTTACGGTTCGGGCAAGCTGCGCAACTTCGTGGTGACTTCCAACGTGACCGTGGCTTCCGGTGGCGGCACTGCCGTGACCGTTTCGCCCGCGATCATCACTGGCGGTCAATTCCAGAACGTCGTGGTGACCAGCACCAGCAGCACCGCCGTTGTGACCCCGTTCAACAAGACCGGCGCCACTTCGCCGCAGAACATCGTGATGCACCGCAATGCTTTCACGCTGGCCACTGCCGACCTGGAACTGCCTGACGGTGTGCATTTCGCTGGCCGCGCTTCCGATAAGGAACTTGGCCTGTCGATCCGCGTGGTTCGTCAGTACACGATCAACAACGACAGCATCCCGACCCGTCTGGACGTGCTGTACGGTTGGGCGCCGCTGTACCCCGAACTGGCTTGCCGTGTTGCAGCCTAATTAACCTGAAAGGAGAACATCATGGCAAATCCCGGACCAGCATCCACCCAGACCCCTGTCCAGCTTTTCAACGGCGACGCAGCCGACGGTATCGTCATCGGCGGTTCCGCATCGAAACTGGTGGGTTTCCACGGTGTTGCAGCCACTGTGCAGGGCAACGCTATTACCAACCTTGGTAACAGCGCATCCGGCACTGAGATTGCAACCGCTGTGAACGCAATCATCACGTTGCTGGAAACCAAAGGTCTGATCGCCCCCAACTGAGGATGGCGAAACCTTGAGAGAAGCCGCCCCCAAAAGGGGTGGCTTTTCTGTTTTGAAACCCTATAATTTCCCATGAAAGGGGAACAATATGCTGCCAAGTTTTAGGCCCAATGGGCCGACGTATCGGATCACCGTGCCGTCTTCCGCGTCGAGCGCCCTGGCCATCGAACCCACTACCAACGTCGAAAACAACTACGTCGGGCTGGTCAACACCGGCACGGCATCGGTCGTTGTTTCCCTGGGCAATACCGCCGCCGCCACGGCTGCGCCCGCTGTGCCCACTACCGGCACATCGACGCCTGGCATTGTGCTGCCGCCTGGCATGAACTACCCCATCGTGGTTCCGGCCCCCCGCAACACGTTTTACATCCGCATCATCGGTACGGCTGCAAACGGCGAATGCTTTGTGACGCCCTTGGCCGCGGGGTAAACCATGGCCAACCAGGTCGCCAGCAAACAGACCACCAACATTGTTCCGGTTCAGGGCGTTTTCGGCCCTGAGCCGACTTTTACGCTGCAATACTTTGTTGGCCCTGCCGGAACGCCATTTTTCCCCCCGATCAGCCCCAATCAGTCGGGCCTGATAATCACCAACAGCACGATTGACAGCACGGTCATCGGTGGCAATTCACCCGCCGCGGCGTATTTCACGACCGCCCAGGTGGCTGCATCCCCGACGGCTGACACCGACGTGGCCAATAAGGCTTATGTCGATTCCGTCGCCCAGGGGCTGGATATCAAAGCGTCGTGCCTGTACACAACCACTGGCATCATCACCCTGGCGGGCCTGGCCACACAGGCTGGTGGCGACTGGCCATCCGCGTTGACCGCGGGCGACCGCATCCTGGTCAAGAATCAGGCCAACGCCGCGCAAAACGGCATCTACGCAGCCAGCGCCAGCGGCTGGACGCGCACCGCCGACATGAACGTATGGGCCGAAGTGCCTGGCGCGTTCACGTTCATCGAAGACGGCGTGACCCTTTCGTCCACCGGATGGGTGACCACCGCGGGATCGACCGGCACGATTGGCGTGACGGCCATGCCCTGGACGCAGTTTTCCGGTGCGGGCACGTACACTGCGGGCAACGGTCTGCAACTGTTGTCGAACCAGTTTTCCGTCAAACTGAACGGAACCAGTCTGGACGCCAGCGCCAGCGGGTTGCAGATTTCCACGACCTGGCCAGGTCAGACAAGCATTACGACCCTGGGCACGATTGCCACGGGCACATGGGCGGCAACCGACATTGCGGTGCTGCATGGTGGCACGGGCGCGTCAGACGCAGCCGGAGCCAGGGCGAACCTGTCCGCGGCTGTCTTGGGTGCGAACAACGACATTACCAGTATGTCGGCCATCACGGGCGGCATCGCCACGCCGTCCTACATCGACTTCAACCACACGCAAAACCCGCTGCCGACCAACACCACGGCGCGGCTGTACTACGACAGCAACGACCAATTCCAGACCCTTGCCTTCCAAATGAACGGCAACGTGGTGCAAAAGATCGGCGAAGAACAGTTTTACCGGGTCAAGTGCCAGGGCGCCATCACCAAAGGCCAAGTCGTGGCATTTGCGGGCACGTTGGGCGCGTCTGGTGGCCTGGTGGGCAAAGCAGCCACCGGCCTGACACCAACGCAAGGCCAGTACATCCTGGGCCTGGCCACAGAAACCGGCGCCAACAACGACTGGATTTTCGTTGTGTGTTTTGGTGAGGTGAAGAACATCAACACCACAGGCGGCGCGGAAGCCTGGGCACAGGGCGACGAACTGTTCTACAACCCCGCCGTCACTGGAGGCCTGACCAAAAACAAGCCCGCGATCCCTAACCCGATTGTGCTGGTGGCTTCAGTGGTCAACGTTGGGTCGAGCAACGGCATTTTGTTCGTGCGCCCGACTTACGGTTCGCTTTTGGGCGGCACTGACGGCAACGTTCAATTCACCACCCTGAACAACCTGGACGTTATCCAATATGACAGCACTGCCCAATACTGGAAAAACGTCGCGGCCAATACCCTGTCTGTCAGCTACGCAGCCACAGCGGGATCAGCGGGAAGCGCCACCACAGCGACCACGGCCACAAACCTTGCTGGCGGGGCCGCGGGAAGTCTGCCGTACCAAACAGGTTCCGGCGCTACTACGTTCCTGGGCCTTGGAACATCCACATTCATCCTGACCGCGGGCGCATCGGCCCCGACCTGGACGAACCCGTCGAGCATCACGGTGGGCAGCGCCACCACGGCCACCAGCGCGGGCACAGCGACGAATTTGGCCGGTGGTGCAGCCGCCAGTATCCCCTACCAGTCCGCGACCGGCACGACCGCATTCCTGGCGTCCGCAGCGGGTGATTCTGGCAAGGTTTTGCAGTCGAACGGAACCAGCGCACCGTCCTGGGTGACGCCCGTGGCCTATGCGACGGTGACCGATGACACCACGACCAACGCGACCAGGTATCCGCTGTTTGCAAACCAGACCGCGGGCAATCTGGCGACCGTGTTTGCGTCGTCCACCAAATACCAATTCAACCCGTCCACGGGTCGGCTGACGGCCACATCGTTTGCTGGCTTGGGTTCGGGTTTGACTGGTTTGCCCGCGGGCGAGTTGACCGGAACCATTCCTTCGACCGTCCTGGGCAATTCATCGCTGCATATCGGCACGACCACCATTGCGTTGAACCGCGCCAGCGCCAGCCAAACGCTGACCGGCGTGTCGATTGACGGCAGCGCAGGGTCGGCTAGCAGCGCAACAAACGCAACAAACGCAGCGAACATCGCAATCATTGATGACACCACCACGAACGCAGACGAATATCTGGTTTGGGTGAGCAACAGCACAGGAAACTTGCCCGCTTATGTGTCATCGACTAAACTGAAATTCAATCCATCGACCGGCGTTTTGACCGCAACAGGTGGAACTGGCGGGGGCACATTCTGATGAACATCACCTGGAAAATCACGGCGATCAAAGCCAATGACGGACTGATTACCCAGGCACAATATCGTGCCCGCATTGCCCAAGATGACATGGCGGTGGAAACCGAAGGCAGTTGGGTGTTCAAAGGCCAGCGACTGGTTGTTCCGTTTGAAAAAGTCACGGAGCAAATGGTTGTTGATTGGATCAAAACAGAATCTGACGGCTTGATCGAAAAGCGCATGGAACAGCAGTTGAAAAACCTTGCTGAACGCGATCAAACACCGTTGCCCTGGATGCCCCAGGTGTTTACCCCGGAGTTATAAAACATGGCTGTCAACCTTTCCCCTGTTTTCGGCGTTGCCGGACAACTATTCGACAACAACGGCAACCCCCTAGCCGGTGGAAAGATTTTCACCTACCTGGCGGGCAGCACGACACCGGCCACGACCTACACCAGCAGCCTGGGCAACATCGCCCACAGCAACCCCATTGTGCTGGACGGCGCTGGTCGTGTCCCGTCGGGCGAAATCTGGCTGACTGATGGCATCACCTACAAGTTTGTGGTTCAGGATTCGGCCAACAACCTGATCGGCACATACGACAACCTGACCGGCATCAATTCCAACTTTGTCGCATACACCAACAGTCAGGAAATACAAACAGCGACCGCTGGCCAGACGGTTTTCAATCTGACCACTATGCAATACCAGCCAGGCACGAATAGCCTGACGGTGTTTGTGGATGGCGTGAACCAATACGGCCCTGGCGCCCAATATGCCTACGTTGAAACCGACAGCGATACGGTGACGTTCGTATCTGGTTTGCACGTTGGTGCGTCGGTCAAATTCACCACATCGCAATTGAACAGCAGTGGCGCCGCGGATGCGTCGCAAGTCAGTTACAGCCCCGCTGGAACTGGCGCAGTTGCAACTAATGTACAAGTCAAGTTGCGTGAATATGTCACGTTTCAGGATTTTGGCGCTGCCGGTGATGGCATCACTGATGACACGGCAGCGGTGCAAGCGGCAATTACTTATGCGTCATCTGAACGTTTGACAATTTTTGCTTATGGTGGGTTTTTAATCACCAGCACCATCAATTTCCCAACCGGAACCAATGGCTGCACCATTCAGGGCCAGTCAAAGCAAACCTATTTTAAGTTTGCTGGAACCGGCGCCATGTTTGCATCGGTGTCCACCAATAGCATTGTGATGCGTAATTTGACCTTGGTCGGCCCAGGTTCAAATATTGGCGCCACTGGTTTGTCGCTGCAAACGAACGACACGTCGGTTGGTGTTTATTACTGTGTATTTGAAGACCTGACCATTGAGGCATTCAGGTTCGGCATGAGCATTGCCGGTTTGTGTGAGCCAGTATTCCGAAAAATCAACATCGGCCTAAACAAAAGCGGCATTTTTACGGGAACCCCGCAAGAGGGAACGCCGCTTATCGGGATCAGCATTGGATCAACCGTGCTGGCAGCGCAGTTTGAAGGGCTGACCATCTTTGCGTCGCAGCGTTGCGTATCTCAAACAACCGAACAACAACTGGCCGAAGGTCACTATTGGTTTGGCTGTACGTTTGACTTGAGTTTCAACAACGGCGCAAGCAGCGATCAGGCTTGCGTGTTCTACGAATCAGGGCAAGACATGGTGTTCACGTCTTGCTGGTTCACCAACAGCCAAAAATACGGTTCTACCAGCAGCCCGTATACCGACAATCTGGTGCGAATTGCTTATGACCCTGGAAGTATCAACGCCCCGCTAGTGGCGTTTAAGTTTGTTAGCTGTTCGTTTGTCGGTAATGGCATGAGCCTTCAATTTGGCGCAGCAAACCCCAATCGGGCGCGTCGTGAATTCGCATTCACTGGCTGTGTGTTCCGTTTGTGGGCCAACCTTGGCAAAATTGTCATGGGTGGTTCGCTAAGTGGAGCAGCCATCACCGGCAACACGTTCCAACTGTACGGGGACGATGCTGGCGGTGGTACTGCATACAACTTGCCGCAAACCATTCTGGAAATTGCCGACCTGTCGGAATACACCATCACCGGAAACGCGTTTGGCGGCATTTTGCCAATCACCAATGCGGTGACCTACATCACGCTTGGCGATACAAGTGCTGGCATCGTTGCGGACAATGCTTTCCCTGTGCAAACCAGTCTGTCATCGGGCAATGATGTAACCATCCAAGGCACATCGGCCAACGTCATCGTTGATGGTTGGCAGCAAACATCGCGCAAGTTTTTGACACAAGGCATTACAGCAGGAACTTACAACACGGGTTCACCTGTTGTTGCGTCTATCAATACAGGGTTGACCAAACCTTGCAACGCGATTATTCAGGTCTACATCGACAACGCAACAATCACCAACCCAGGTGGGGCCACTATGTTGTTTGAATTAGAAGGTTTGTCCGATCCTGGCACAACTAAACGTCAAGTTAATTCAACTGGCGCCCAAAGCATTGATTACACTTTTACTGGTTTGGTGTCCGGTACAGTCAATTTTAAAGTTAACGCAAGTTTGCAAATGGTTGTAGGTTCGGGAACAACCGCAAAGTTTATGACCATCACGTTTATTTAAGGGGTTGACATGGCGCAAACTGGCTACACCCCGCTTTTAATTTATAGCAGCAGCACGGCAGCAGCCGCGCCAGCCGCTGGCAACCTGACCAACAGCACGTTGGGGTCGGAACTGGCCATCAACATCACCGATGGCAAACTGTTCTACAAAGACAATGGCGGCAGCGTCCAAGTCATTGCTTGGAAGACCACGCCGACCACTGCCGGTGGTACGGGCCTGACCAGCTACACCGCTGGCGACTTGCTGTATTACGCAAGCGGCACGACGTTGACAAAGTTGGAAATCGGCAGCGCTTATCAAGCCCTTCAAGTCAACGCTGGCGGCACAGCCCCATCGTGGCAACCATCGGCCACTTCAGTTTTGACGGCCCAGGGTGATTTGCTTTATGCGTCAGGCGCAAACACGTTGGCACGTTTGGCCAAAAACACCACAGCCACCAGGTATCTGTCAAACACCGGCGCCAGCAACAACCCTGCATGGGCGCAAGTTGACCTGACCAATGGTGTGACTGGCGTTTTGCCAAATGCAAACACCACCGGAGCAACAGCGGCAACCGCAAACACTTTGTTGCTGCGCGACGGGTCTGGAAACGGCACAGTGGCCACGCTGAACTGTTCGTTTATCAGCAACAGTGGAAACTACCAGCAAGCCTATGGCCAAGCCCTAAACAGCACCACCAGCGGCGGTTCCACGTCGCACATGATGTCGTATCAGACATGGAGTGGAAACGCCAATACGCTGGTGGTTGGCAACACGTTTGGCCCTGTTGTATTTGCAACCGGCGGCGGCGTGATGACCGGGAAAGCCCTATTGCATACGTCGGGCGGTTTTTCAATTGGCAACACGACCGATCCAGGCGCTGGCGCATTATCTGTAAGCG